CTAACAAGTTAAAATCCTTATCTAATGCCTTAAATTCCATTAAATACCACCATACCTTTGATTATAGTAAATAGTCACATCTAGTAGGTTGTTTCCATAATCGGCATCGTATGAAATTGTATTTGAACCAACAGCCAGTTTTAAATCTTCAAAACTGCTATCTCGTGATGTTTTGCCTATGATATTGACACCATTTTTCGTTACTGTCGGTGGCATATTGACTAAATCTATAATAATGACATCTTTATCAACCAAAGTATCTAAAATTCGTATGAATTTATCATCTTTCTTGATAACTGGATTTGTTACTTCTCCTTTTGCAGAAATGACTATCTTTGCATATGTTTCGACATCACCCAAGTTTTCTAATATAACCTCTTTAGCAAATTTATACTCACTAAATATAAACCCTCTACCCACTAAAGATACATAAGCAAATCCAAATCTAGGTGTTACATCTGCTATATTCTGTCCAAATTCATCAACACTCAAAAGATAAGGTTGTGGACACAAGATTGTGAATGTCAATTCAAGATTTTTATAGATGTTTTCCGTTGGCAGAGAGTAAGCGTATAACTCACCCTCACACCAACGTGTAATTCCATTATATGTTAGATACACTTTGAATGTTCTTTTGACACCAAAGAACGAACGCACTACATCACGCATGACACTATTTAGGTTTTTGTTCAATAATATAGCTGTCACAGTTCTGTCTCTTTCCGTTACTCGCTTTGAAGTAACATATGAGCCATCACCTAATGCGTTTGCCTGCGTTGATATTTCAGGTGTGATATAATCCCAACCCTCTAATCCATCACTAGGAATTTTCCATGTTTCATTGTCTATGTTGAATTCTTTTCCGTCGTCTCTCACTATTCTACATGTAACACTTATTATCTTGCACCTGCCAATCCGTATCTTTGTTGTAATCTTAATGTTCTTGCTACCTGATCAGGAGTTTCAATAGGTTCATAGAAGTTGATAGTCTGTGTATTTGTTGTGTTTCCGGGGGCTTGAACAAAGTTTGCCATGTCTTTAGCCACTGCTTTTATCCAATGCTTATTTCTTTCCAATGGCACGACTGCTTCTGCTCCATTACCTTCTAACAGACCGACTTGTCCTCTCTTCAATACCCCACCTTTTTCTAGTTTAGGAATCTTAGGAATACTGATTCCTTTACCACCAACACCTGGAACCCAATCAGGAATCTTAATTTTGTTCAATCCACTAATGAAACTATTAATACCACTTATAATAGCGTTGATTGGAGCCTTGAATATATTAGCAATACCTCCAACGATATTACTAAATGCTTGTTTCACTCCATTCCATGCCTGTTTCCAGTTACCAGTGAATACACCTTTAATGAAAGTAATAATACCATTCAACACTCCTGTAATATTGGAAATTATTTTTGATATGCCACTCAATAATGAACCTGCATAAGAAAGTATGCTCTTAATTACGTTTCCAAAAGTTCCTGCCACCGTTCTAAAAATAGATGTCAATACTGGTCCGAATGTCTTAACGAACCAATCAACTATTGGTTTTATATTGTTCCATAATTTCGTCATATTCACGACTATATTACCAACAAATGCCACCCATTGATTCCATAACGGCTTGATTCCATTGTTATAAACATCTAGCAATACCTTGATTATTGTTTCAAAGATAGGCTTCAATATCGTTTCCCATATCAAATTAAGTGTTTCTTGAATGTTATTCCATGCATTTATGACTGCTGTTCTAAATTGCTCATTTGTATTCCAAAGATGTGTTATCGTTGCCGTAGCAAGAGCGATGACAGCTATAATGGCGGTTACAACTGCGACTACTGGTGCTATTGTGGTTAATACCAGTGATATATTTGCTACTAAATTCATGAGCATTGTGCTCAACCCACCTAATTCCTGTACCGTTACCACAATATTGAACAATGCAATAACACCTCTTAACGCTGTAACGATTCCTAATACTGTTGTTAAAACACCAATCAATGTAATCATTCCATTCAATACAGCGTTCACGTCTAGGCTTTCAATGAAAGATATGATTCCGGGCAACATTGTACTTATTTTATCTGTCAAGCCTGCAAATGATTCGCCGAGTTTCATTTGCACTGTGTCGCTTAATGTGGATAATCTACCATTTAGGGTTTCACTCTGTTTATCCATCAAACCGAAATACTGACCACCTTCGCTTGTCATTTTTTTCATGGCATTTGTGACAGTTTCAACACTCATTTCGCCAGCAGAAATCTTTTCATATACATCACCCATGCTTGTTCCTGTATCTTCTGCAACTTGCCTAAGTGGATTGAAACCAACATCTATCATCATGTTCAAGTCTTCTAAGGTAACTTTTCCACTAGAGGACATTCTAGAAAATGCGGTTGTTATCGTCTTCAATTTTTCGGCGTTTCCTTGCGAAGCATTTCCTAACATATCTAGATTCGATAATGCTTCATCAGCAGAAAATCCAAAAGCCATCATTGTTTGTGTCGCTTCTGCTAAATCTGTGAATTCAAATGGTGTAGAAGCCCCTTTTTTCTGCAATTCATCTAAAATAGAGTTTGCTTTTTCTGCACTGCCTGTGAAAACTTCAAACGTTGTTGCATATTGTTCCATTTGCGCATTGAATTTAACACCTGCAATTCCTGCGGTTGCCAATCCAGTAGCAACTGCGCCTAGGCCTGTTACTGCTACTTTTTGTATGCTTGACAGCTTATCATCAATTCCATCTAGACCTTTTTGAAGCCCTTTAGTATCTAGTTTTGTCTCAAAAATTAAAGTTCCATCAGCTATTCATTCAATCACCACCTAGCCAAAATATTCATCAAATTCATCTTTCTTTCTTTGTTCTTCTTCTGTTAATTTAATCGGGAATGACCATGCCTGTTTAGCTCTCATACATTGTCTTTCATATGTGTCCTTTTTAGATGGCTTGCTATATCCTCTCATGCTCTTTGCATAGCCCCATAATGTTCCATCGCCTACGACGTTATTGCATAGTGCCAAGAACTTATGCCAATGCATATCCATTTCGATAATATCAATCCCATATGTTGCATATAAGGCAGAAAATATATACTCGCCATCTAATATATAATCTAATGTTTTCTCACTTGTACCATCTGCTTTTGGAGTTGCAGAGGGATTATAGAGAAATTGCATGAGCTGATTCAACACTTCATCATCTATAACAGGTGGCTCATCCACAAAAAGGTATGAAATATCCCTCTCTTCATTATCGTTTTCTAAATCAGCATAGAACTGTATCCAATAACGATAATCTGTGTTTAAATAACAAGGCTTACCATTTACCAAAATGGCATTGGGTAAGCCTCTATTTCTTAGATCTATCATTTATTTTTTTCTTGGTATCTTTCAATGTTCTTGATTGAATTCCCAACATTGATAAGCTTTTCTACAGACTTGTTAGAAGAGATTCTCTCTGCCTTTTCTAAGTTGTGTTTGTTGATTTTTTCTAAGTATGCATCACTTATCAAATTACAAACATATGTAACTTCTGTTAGATCAATTGCCATAATATCATCAGTTCCAAAGATTTCTTTGATTGCATCTTCACTTAATACTGATTGCAAAAATTCAAATTGCTTTCTATATGCTTCCTGTAACGTTTTAGATGCAGTATGCATATAATCTTCTTTTTCAACTACGTTCATAGTCTTTTTTGGAAGTTCATAATTCTTTCCATTGTAAATAAAACTTGCCATTATGCTCCTACCTCTTCCTCAAATGTAATTGTTCCGTCTGCTACTTTAGCAAGACCTTTTCTAATGTCACCAAAGTTGATTGTAAAGTTAATCTTTGAATCTACACCGTTCATTCCCTCAAATAAGATATTGCAGTCTGTTTCCCACGCCTTATATCCTGCCGTTTTGTCACCATCGAACATAAAAGCAATAAGGCATTTAGTCTTAACTTCTGTGTTGTCAGGGATTGCATTGTAGAACTGTTCATAGATATACTCAAAATCTTCTTCACCTTTAATCATCGTCAAGTCCTGTGCTAAAGACACATTATAATTCTGTAAAATTTCTGTTGGTGTCTTGTCTGCGATAAAGTCCTGCTCTTCTGTATTGGCTTCAACTGCCAATTCTAATTCAGTTGACTTTTTAATACGTTTATACGCTGATTCCACATTTAAGAACAATCCAATCATATACTTTTTGACAACTGTACCTGTTGCCACTTCTGTTCCTGTTGTTATTCTTAAATCTCCTTTCTATATGTAATCTGTATAGTCAGTGAGTACACTGATTCATTTTCATCATTTTCAAATAAGTAATACCCTTGTGATATTTCCACGCTATCGCAATATCTTTTGTTATCTAAAACAGGCAAATCTCCTTCAAAATTTCTTTCAAATATCCAGTTTTCTAAGTCCTCTAGAAACTTATCATTTGATATTCTCTCTGTTTCAAGTTGTGAATTTTGTCTTGCAAAGAAAGTATAATATTCAGTCCTTAATTCAGAACCATCAACGAACACTTCCTTTGTGTTTGTTGGATTTTTACTCAATGCATATGCGATAGCCTGTGAATCCAATATCTCGGTATCTATTCTTTCATCAATCTCAATTGATGGGTTCTTATAAAGCCATTGTTTAATCGCCTGTGGGATAGTCATTTATTAGCACCTGCCTCTCTAATAGCACCCTGTAAAATCTTTTTCTTTCCACCATTTTGTTTCATTCTTTCAAACCAGTATGTGCCTCGTAACGGAGCTCCTGTGAAATTTGCTTGTGTATAATACCACTTCTTCATATATGGTGCTCCTGCTCCACCCTGTCTAACTTCTCCACTGCCTATGTCTGTCAACTGTGTAGCGGTGTCAATACCTGTCCCTGTATCTTTAGGAGTATATGGTGACATTAATTTTATAACTTCACTATCTATGAAGCGTTGCACTCTTCCGTAGTCGTCTAATCCTCTTTCCTTCAGAATTTGTTGATATGATTTCATTTTGATTTTCACACCTATTTAGCGGTCACCTTCCAATGTTTTAGATATTCAACAAGTGTATTGTCACTTACTGCTGATACAGTATAGACATCATAGTCTTTTCTTAAATCGGTCAGTGTATAATCGTCGGTTAAATCAACTTTTATATCTCCTAAAACGACAACATCAAGGTTATCATTGGAATCTAAAGTCCAATATTGAGGCATTTGGTCATTTGGCAATTTAGCATACTGTTTTGGTGGCAAATAGCCATCACGATAAGGTATTGTAATGGAAATACTATCATCCACTTCTAGTTTCCCATCGCTTACTGTCTTTGTTGTTGTTTGTCGCCACATACAGCCAGTTAGAGTTTTTCTATTCCATTTATCTAAGCGTGTTAATTTATCATAGTAATGGTTATAAATAGTAATTGTATCGTTGAACATTAGAACACCAACCACTTGCTTTTCAAAAGTCCTGTGTCGCCAAGCCATGTATTGATTATGTTTTCTATTTTTTGCTCATTTTCTTCCTCTGTCACAGTTGCATAAGATTCTGCATAACCATCATTTGACACGCTTGCCAGTCCTTTTGAATAGTTCGTTCCATATATGCTGTTTATAATGTCGCATATACAGTCTTTCACGTCCATTTGTTCATCACTAGATAAATCATCAACAATCTTAGAAATACGCTTTAGAACAATTCTTTCTGCTTTATAAGATACTTTATTAAATTCATCTTCGCTTAATTTAGGAAAATGGGAGTTATAATACTCCCAATCTAATAAATTGTTCATAATCTAACTCCCTTCTTGTAATTTTATGAACTAGCCATGATGCCAGCTGTTTTTAATGCATCCAATAATGCTTTAAATTCTGCTTTTGTTACGTTTTCACCTAATGCCTCTGCTACCAATGTTGCCTGTTTTACCATCCCCGGAGTTGATGTTGTAGCTGAAACAACTTTTTCAGTGGCTTGTTCCCATCTGTTGGCATCTTCTGCCTCAATAACTGTTTCTTGATCAACAAAATTTTTCGCTATTCTATA